GGGGACTTTCTCTATTTGTACCCTTCCGCTATGGCACCCATGTTCGATTGTGCACTCGAAATGCCCCACCATTTTCCAGTCGAACACCTATTCGCCCCAGACAGCCAGAGTGTCGTCCCTCCCTACTTTGGGCATCGCACGATCCCACGACAATCCCACGACACAAAGAACTAAAACAAACTAAAACAAACTAAAACTTGTGACTTACCGCCTCAATAAAAACACCCACCGACCAGGTAAAACACCAGCCGGCGGGTAGGGTGGTTTTGTGCCTCCAGCAGGATTCGAACCCG